ACCTTTGCCGTGGGCGACGCTATCAAGATTACGGCGGAGGATGAAGCGGTAAAAGAGGCCGCCAGCGAGGCGCACGAGCTACTGAATATTACCCGCTTCGTCAAGGACATGATCCTTCAACTCCTGGTTAAGGGTGACGCCGTCGGATTCAAGCGCTACACGGAGACGGGCCAGGATCTTCAGGAGCTTGTATGCGTTAACCCGGTTTCCGTCAAGGTCAAGTACGCCGAAGGCGAGCTGGTCGAAGCGAAGCAGACTCAGGAAAATACACCCGACGCGGAAAGCATCACGCTTCCGGTGGAGCAAGTGATACATCTTAAGTGGGATGCCCCGGCCTTCTCACCGCGGGGTAACTCGCTTGTGTTGCCAGCGTTCCAGTCCATCGAACTGCTGCGGGATTATCGTCGGGCAGAGCGGGCTATCGCCAAGCGTTGGACCACCCCCTTCCGCCTGCTCAAAGTGGGCGGCGCCTTTGGGCAGAAGATGATTATGCCGGACCAAAGGATGTTGGAGCAGGTGCGCGATATGGTGGGCAAGATGGATATGAAGAGCGGCCTGGTTGCGCCTTTTTATGTAAGCGTTGAGACGCATGGGGCCGAGGGAAGCGTGCTCAATGTGGAAGATAAGGTCAAGGAGGTCAAAGAGGACATTGTCGTGGCGCTCGGGCTGTCGCGCTCCTTGGTCACGGGCGACGGGCCGAACTTCGCGACGGCTTCCGTGAGCATGCAGAAGATGATGGTCATGATCCGCGAGATTAAACATGCGGCGCTGCAGCTGCTTGATTGGATATTCGATGACTGGATGCAATTGCACGGCTATGAGGATAAGAGCCTGCAATTCCTGTTTAACGATTTGGATCCGTCGGACGCTATCGATTTTAAGCGGCTACTGCTCGAACTGTATGACCGCAAGCTCATCAGCCGTTCCAGCCTGCAGCTCAAGATGGACCTCGACCCGGAAATCGAGACTTCAAACCGGGCCAGTGAGCAGAGCGTTGACCTCTTCGACGAGAAACAGGTGAAGCCTATTGTGGACATGGTGGTTGCCGGGGTGCTCAGTGTGGAACGTGCGCAGGAGATGCTCGGGCTGCCAAAGGACGGCAATACCGACGCACCAACAGCGGACGCCTCCCTCTCCACCACGAACCCTGTTGCTTCAGCCTCCGGTGCCCTATGTGAGGCATGCACCCACTTTGATGAAGAAACGAATCGTTGTCGGGTGCATAACGCGGATCGCGCCTTTGATGCGCCTGCCTGCCGTTTCCTTGATCTTCGGGAGCTTCACTAATGCCCTCAGCACTCAAGGCGCGCATCCAGGCGGCAACGCGCAAGAGCCTGAAGGCGCGTAATCAATACACGGACCAGCGCACTGCGCAGTTGACCAAGTCGCTCAAGCAGGCGGAACGTGAGGTGAAGGCGAGCCTGCGTCAGTATGGCGCCCCGGCTTCGCTTCCAGAGAATAAGCTGGCCGCTCTCAAGGGCCTTAAAAAGCTTCAGGCGGAAATTGCAGCGAGTATGTATCGTCTTAAACACGAGCACACGCTGGCTTTCCGGCGTAATACCAAGGAGGCCTTCCGTAAAGGCATCGGAAGCGGCATTGGCGAACTGGCCGATGCGGCGCTGCCTTTCTACAAAGACCTCACTGCGGAGGGTCTCGATAAGCTGGCGACAAAGTGTTTCCAGATTGTGGATACGGACGCCCTGGATTTCCTGACGCAGTACAACCTTACGCTGGCGGGTGATGTACATCGCGAACTGTCCGATGGCATCAAGCGCACGCTGCTCTCAGGCATCACCACGGGTAAGGGTGCGGGCGATATCGTGCGCGACCTCGGCGAAGTAATTGAGGACAAGGATTCGTTTCGCCATGCGGGCACAAAGGTTTTTAGTAAGGCGCAGTACCGCATGGAGATGATCGCACGTACCGAGGTCCTGCGCGCGCACAACATGGGACGGCTCAAGTTTCACCAACGGGCGGGTGTCCAGTTACTGGAATGGCTCTGCATGGAGGACGAGCGGTCGTGTCCGGTGTGCAACAAGCTGGACGGCAAGGTCTTTCCCATAGACAAGTTTCCCCAGCAGCCTCGGCATCCTCACTGCCGCTGTTCAAATGTGATCGCCAAGCCTCTGTTTATGTGTGGTTCCGATTTATCCGCAAAGGCCGCAGCGAACGAGTCCCAGGGCGACGCATGCATTCTGCCTCCGCAGGTGCTCGAAGGAATGGCCGATGCGCAGAGCAAGGAGAACGCAACACTCAAGGCGGCCTTTGAGAACGGTAACGCGCAGGACCTGGAAGGCCTGACGGCGGCGCAACTCAAGACGCTGGCCAAGCAAAACGGTGTGTCGGTAGCGCGCACGAAGGCAGAGCATCTTGCCCTGCTCGACAAGGCTGAACCGGGCGTCGAGCACTCCGAGCTGGCGGGGGCGGCCCTGCACGCCAAGCTCAAGCAATACAAAATCGGTGCCCTACGCAATAAGCAGGAGTTGGCGGCGCTGTTGGCGCACAAGCAGGCGGCATTCCAGCAGGCGAAGAGTGCGGCGCAGCACTTGGCTGGAACAGCGATCCCGGCAGACCTGAACGTGATCCCGGTAGCCCAGCTCAAGGAGATGGCCAAGGACCAGGGCATCTCGCTGAACATGACCAAGCAGGACACCATCGCGCTGCTGGATAAGATCGAGCCAAACATAAATCACAGCGGCCTTAAGGGGCAGCAACTTATTGCGGCCAAGAAGAAGCATGGCATTGGCGTGATGAAGAACAAGCAGCAGTTGGTCGAGGCCCTGGAGAAGAAGGCGGGTCAACAGATGGCGCAGGAGACGGTGATGCAGGCGAAGAAGGTTGCGATAGAAAAGCAGAAGACGAAGATTAAGGAGAATGTCCTCAACGTACAGATTCCACAGGAGCCGGATGATTACCCCCATTATCTGCACGCCATGAAGGAGGCTGAGATCTCTTTCCAGGCAGGGGTGGATGTGCCGTCTGGGGAACTCCAAGACCTGGCCGAGAATCTAGCCATCAAGAAACAGCTTGTCCAGGACCAACTCAAAAAGATGAAGGCCAGCGACCTTAAAAAGATGGCCAAGGACACCAAGGTTTCCCACTGGCAATGGGGTTCGAAGGATGACTTTATAACGCTGCTCAGTGACACGGACGAGAGCAAGGTTGCGGCTATACAGGCCAAACTTGACGCAGGCTACAAGGCCCATCAGGAAAAGTATGGTAAAAAGAATGCAAAGCCCCAAAAGTCCACGAAGAAGTCAGCCCCACAAAAACCAGCATCTCAGGCGCCAAAGACTTCCCCTGCCACACCGTCTACCAAACCCTTCCTGAAAAAAGGATCGGAGTTTGACGCAGTGGACGAGGCGTGGACGAAGAAGGACGCCGCCAGCGCATTCAAGTTCGGGGAAAAAGCCCACATTGAAGGTGCGCACGAAAAAGAGTTCTGGACCGATGAGCAAGGAGATAAATGGCTCTTTAAACCCGTAGCGGCGCAGGATGAATTTATCGCGCATGGCGAGGAAGCGGCCTATCGCATCGGGCGTCTGATTGATAAGGACGCGGTGGAGGTGCGGACTATTCGCCTTAATGGGCGCATGGGTTCAATCCAAAAATGGCGCACCGATTTACGCAAGGACTATGATTTCAGAAACACCCTGCCAGAGAACCTGAGCACCCTGGAGATAGAGCAGCTTCAACGCGAGCATGTGCTGGATTGGCTCGTCTCCAATCATGACGGACATCACAAGCAGTTTATTCGCGGCCAGGATGGCCACGTCTATGGTATTGACAAAGGACAGGCTTTAAAGTTTTTGGGCAAGGACAGCCTGTCCCTGGATTATCACCCAAATGGCGCCTGTGGTGAGCAGGAGCCCTATTACAACACCGTTTTCCGCGCGGTGAAACAGGGTAAGGCGAACTTCGATCCCGCCGTTACGCTCCGTTACATTCAGGAAGTCGAGCAGGTTTCTGACGAAGCGTATCTCTCAATATTGCGCCCGTACGCCCAAGGACGCTTTAAGGGGGATAAAAATGGGATGGAACATTTCTACAAGCAAGCGCTGAGCAGAAAGCATAGCCTGCGCAAAGATTTCGAGGGCTACTACCAGGAGGTCTTAAACGATTCCAAGTTCCGCTTTGCCATGCAAAAGAAAACAGAGAAGAAGAAACGCTTTAACCTTGAGGAGGAACAGACGCTTCGCGATGCTGAGGCGCTCGGTTGGCAAGGGAAGACCCTGGCTGTCGACCTGGACGACATTGAAGATCAGAACGCGTTGGTCTTTACAGAGCAATATCAGGGGGAAACGCGTACTGTTGTAAAACTTAAACTACGCCCTGAGGCCGATAGGAAAATGATGACTGGCCTGAAGAAGGGAAAGGCAACCAAGAAGCCTCAACAGCTCGCCAAGCCGTTGGACGAAGATGATTTTTATAACGATATCCTCTCGGCGGTAAAAACCGTAAACCATCATCAGAGTGATGGCTTGTACAACACCGCATCAATTGAGAAAGCCCTCAAGCACAAGATATCCCTGAAAGAACTCGCCAGGAACAGCGACCCCGAAGTGCGGCATATGGCTGAGGAATACCTTGGCTGGATTGACAAGATGGAACAATCCCATCAGGGGCAACAGGGTACGGCGGGAAACTTTTCTCAATATCTTCGCAAGAAGAAAACTGTGCAAAAGAAATCTGAAGCGGCCTTCACGGTCCATCAGGGCGGCGTGGAAAACACGCTTAGAAAACTCAATAAAGGCGCCATCGTTGTCGAGAATGATTCGGTATCGAACACAGCTATGTTCCGTGGAAGGCGCATGAATAAAGGCGATCAGTACACCGCCACGTTCCCTGACGGCGTGCGGGTGCGCTACCACCCCTGGTCAGACAAGAACCTCTACGCACAGCGCGGCGAGCTGGAGGTAGTCATTCCCAAGGGGGCATCACCGGATAATGTCGCCGCTGTAATGAAACGCCTGGAGGAACTGGGAATTGACGCTTCTGCGGCCTTGCCCGAACACGCGGAGTGGATGTATCTGCGCAAGATGGCCTATGTATCCAAGGCGGACCAAAGCGAGGCGTACAAGCAGGTGTTGAAGGGCTTGGATGCGCGAGACGCCTCAGTGACGGAACGGGTACAGTCATTGCGTGATCATTGGCAGGGGCGACTTGGGGTGCGTGACCTCACCCGGATGCCTGGCTATGACCCGCAGGGGAGATATCAACAGGGCTTTCTTGACCGGAAGCTGAAGGGGGGCTATCGCCATCAATATCGTTTTGATATCTCGGAGGCCGATCTTGAACGCGACTTGAAGGGCTATGGTCTTTATCACGGTCTAACGGGCGGATCCAAGATGGACTCCTTCATTGAAACGGTCCTGGAGAACAACGGAGCGATGGTAAGCACGGTGGAGAAGATGCGTATTGGCATTCCTACTGGCGGCATGTCGCCAGAAACAGACATGGACACCGGGGGCGCAAGCTACTTTTTTACCCGCATCAGGAAATTGCCCGCCCAAGGCAAACCAACACAGCCTGGACTGTATTTTAAGAAACAGATGCTACGGCGTATGGACGCGGTCAGCTACAACCACGACGCCTACGGACGGGTGACGGAGAACTATGTCCAGGATAACCGTGGAAGCAAAACGTCAGAATGGAAAGAAATCGCCAAAGAGTCGGGCAACGAGACCATTTTTAAATACTCTGTCACGCTCCTGGATAACATTGAGCACATCGTGACCCAAAGTGCGCAGGAACGGGCGCGTGTTTTACAGAGTTTTACTGCTCGGGGCATTACTGTGTTGCCCGATGGGCGCAAGATTGAGGCAGTCATTCTATGAAGAAATTTATCGCAGAAGAAAAGGAACGTATTCAGGACTTGTTGTTGCTCTTTAATCGGGACGGAAGCCGGATGGAAGCCTATGGTGAAGATGGGGTGCGAATTTTTGGGGAAATCCCGGACAGTTTTCTCGTCACCCGAATCGCGCCCCATTTTGACGCGCAAGGGGAACACACGCACACCGATTGCTGGCTGCTCTGGAAAAGTATCGGCTACAACAACGGCTGGCAATATGCCCACACGGTCAAGATTGTAACAATGAATGTGCGCGACACGGTCCGTTTCCACGGAGAAGACAAGCCCCGCTGGTGCATCGTCGATCTTGGCGACGACCGAGGGCGACGCTACCACATTGAGCTTATCGAGCCCATTTGCGAGCCGGACTATGCCTCGGACTGGAAGCAGTGGCAAGACTATAGAGCCCAGAACACAGAAATGTTTGCTCGTATCGATGCGAGTCTACTCAAAGAGCACCTGATAATTGCGGAGGAATGGAAATGAAGCTTCGCTATATGGTCGATTGTGTGCTGCGTCACGAGAAGATGGGTAAGCCCTCATACGAGCCTGTGGGCGTCTGGGTGCAAGGCCCCGGTCCGGGTCTTGATCTCGAGATGTACTACATAGAAAGCAAGGCCCCCGCTGTCCTCGCACGTAAAGACGAAGCGAACTGGATCATCAATCGTCTTGTAGAAAATGATGTTGTCAGCATCCCCATCGACTTCCTCGAATACCACCGTCAGACGCGTTCGCCCTATGACGGCGCCTTTCTGGAGATTGTGGAAACGGAAGAGTATTCCTCGGCCGATGATTTGCTAAAGACCATACTTAAGGCGAAAAATCCTTGGTCGTAAAAGCACTTCCCTCTTCGTTGCTTCGTATTCTTGTAAGTATGCACGTCTCAGTCGATTTTATGACCAGCACCCTTTTTTTGTCCCGAATTACACCTATTATTCGGGACAAAAGCAAGCGGAATTTATACTGACAAGTCAGTGCATAATCCAGCATAAAGGGTGTTTTTCAAGCCTCGATACCTGTGGCGCGAGCATCCTTAAATCCTTGTCTCAAAAAAAAGTTCAAAGTTGATACGACAAATTCGGGTCTCTTCCGGTAAGTAATCATAGAGGGTTTCCAAACCGTTGTGGTTTACACCCCCAGATTACCGGGAGAATCGTATGGAATTGTTTGCGACAGACCTTGAGCGCCTGGACTTCCTGTTGGAAGCGGATGCCGCGCTTCAGGCTGATTTGGAGGCGTTTGCCGCCGAGGGCGATCCGGGTGGTGGCCCTGATGAAGAAAAAGCCCTATCGCCGGAGAAGCGGCCCAAGTACATCACGAACTACATTGGCTCAAAACAAAAGCTGGTGGACTGGATTTGGCGCAATACGCCCCAGGACGTTAAGTCGGTCGTGGATGCCTTCTCCGGTTCCGGGGTCGTGGGCTACATGTACAAGAGCAAGGGGATGCGTGTTGACGCCAATGACCGGCTCCACTATTGCCACCACGCCGCGCGCGCCATTATCGAGAACAGCAAAACGCGGGTTTCTGAGGAGGAACTGGAACGACTGCTTGCGGACAATGCGCAGGCGGGTAGTTTTGTTCAGGATAATTTTAAGGGGATTT